AACGCTGCAAAATCTGCAACGTCTGGTGTACCTACGTACATGTGTCTTACCTGTCCTGAAGATAATCCCATAATTTTAAATTGTTTTTAATTAATATATATTTGATACTTATAATTGTAAAGATAATGCATTTGTATCAGTCCTGCAATTTCTTTTATTAACATTTTTAACGCTACACTCTAGAGTCTAACTGAACCCTACCTTGTAAGTTTGATTCTCTATAATCTAGAACTGCGTTCTGTACTGCAATATTTATGATCTCTCTGTGAGTAAAATCATTTAGTTTACATGTGCTCATAACATTATACCCTTCAATGCTTAAATCTAATCCAGCAGTATCATCTGCTGTTTCAAAACTTTGAACAATAATTGGCTTTGGTCTAGCTATAAATCTAACTCTATACTCTTGTATAGTTCCAAAATCTATAGAAGGTATTAGTTCTACAACTACTTTACTACCTTGCACAAATGAATCCATTCTCCAAACCTTTCTTTTAGAAGGCTTTCTAAATGGGTTCTTATAACTAAGATGAAACTCATCATGAGTTATAGGAATTACTGGAGTAATATTGTAACCTGTAAGAGGTCCATTCTCTACCTCTCTAGATCCTCCAGATGCAACGTGCTCACTAACTATATACATTAGGTCATCAGATATATCCCAAAAGCTAGAAAACTCAGTCATTCCTCCGTTAAGTGGACTGTCTGAAAGAATATCAGTAGTAAGGACATTTGTCATTGGAGTATTCAAGATCTTGTTTCTTACTAAGGGAGCGAGCACTCTCCTACACTTTTCAGTGTATTCAAATGCTGTGCTCATATCCTTTGTACCATCATAATGCGTCTTAACATATTGCTCTTGAGCAATAGTCAGATAAGAACTTATCTCAAAAGTATCTAGTCCAGGTGCACCTTCTAGTGCATTGTTGTAACGTAGGTTAAACTCTTCTCTAAATTCTTGTGCAGTCATATTTTATTTTAAATTATTTAATCTAGCTTCTAAGCTTAATCTCATTTCTTGACCAAGGTTGCTCGCTAAATATTCAGCAGCTACTTGGAATGTTGGTGTATCACCATCAGAAATAGGCTCGTCATCTAAACTATAATAGTTCTTGTCAACTTTGTTTACAGCTCCAAATTCGTAAGCCTCTTCAAGTAACACTTTTGTTTTTAAATACTCATCACCCATTACAGAACAAACTAGTCCTGGGTTCTTTTCCAACTCTTTGTGTAACTCTGATTGCAAGAAATCCATCTTGTGAGATCTATTAGTATTTCTACCTAGATTTCTAAGAGAGTATCTTAACACAGACTTATCATCTTCGTACTTAACAAACAGTTTGTATGCCTGTACTTTACTTCCAACCTTGCTAATTTCTTTTGCCATTACTTCAGATGCTGAGGTAAGTACAAATCTATTAGTTGCCTTGTGCTTAATCTCATCAAGAGAGTTAGCTACGATAGGGCAGGCCTTTAACACTTTATATCTAATGTAGTCGTAAGGATCAGATAAATCTAATCTCTTCTCATCCTTGCTTAGATAGATTGGTAAGATACCCATTGTGTATGCTTCACCACCTTCTTTCCAAAAGTCACCATAGATAGAAAGATTAACACCATTTAATAAATGTTGTAATCCATCTTTCTCTACATTAGTAAGAAGATTTTTCATCTTCCCATTATCCATTGTTGGTGCAGGTATTGCTATCTCTGCTCCATTTAATAATCCACCATGAGCAACGTGCTTAACGTCTTTAATCCCATTAGTTTCTTTTGATATATATTTTACAGATACGATTTTGTTTTCTAAAAAATCAGTTCTGATTACATCTTCTTTTTGTGTTGCTACCTGTTCAGCTTTCACTGGGGCAGACTTCTTTTTAGCTGTTGCCATTTTTATACTTATTTTATGATTCTTCCTTCCTTATGTGTGGAGGTTTTTGTAGATTCCTCCTAAACTATAATTTAAAATAATCACCCCAGCGAACAACCAGGGTGATTAAGTTATTATCAATTACGCTAGTACGTAAGGGATGATTGAAGCTGTACGACTTGCATCGTATACTACAACACCTAACTGACACCACTTGGTGATAGTTCCACTATCTTCTAGTGTTCCCATGTTTCCGTTATTGATTGCTCCTGTGAAAGGATTACGGAATCCATACTGGTATCCACGAATCTCTTCTTTTCCTTTAACAGCTACCTTCTGAATGTTTGGCTCTTCTGGAGTTCCAACATAAAAGATATCGAATCTGTAAGACTCAGCTACACCGTTAGATCCTGGGATCTTGATAGTGTTACGGATCTTGTCATCGTAGAAATCATCTACTTCTAACTTCACACATACACCGTTTGGTGCAAGGTACTCAACAAACTGGAATCCTGCACTCATTGCATTAGAATGTAATGGAGAAGCAGTGTTCTTTACAGTTGCTGCGTTAGTTCCTGGAGTAGACATGTTAGCTGACCAACCTGAAGTTGTTTGTAATACAGCTTTGTGGAATTCAGCAGCTCCTCTTTCTCCAGTACGAAGAATGAATACACGCTGATCAAATCCTAACTTTCCTTCTGAAATTCCGAAAAGGATTTCTTCAAGTAACTCAATAGAGAACTCATTGTAGAAGTAAGTGTTTGATTGCTCCATTTGCTCACGGATACCAGAACCAATCTTGATGCTACGACCAGATACGTCTTTGTTGTGGTATTGTCCATCAGCAGTACGGTTAGTTTTACCATACATTAGGAATTTGTTTTTGTAAAGAGAGAATTCTTGCTCTACTAACCAATCTTCGTATAGAGACAATGCTCCAAATACTTTCTTGTTACCAGCTTTGTCAATAACAGGGATTCCCATTACAACTTGCTTACCAGTAGCATCACCAGGAAGTTTGTGGTCAATACGGATTGTAGTTAACTCACCTCTCATAGATACAGGAGTTACTCTACGGATACCACCTACTTCTCTAGAAAGACCTTTTCCTACAGGAGCAAACTCCTCTGTGAATTTCTTTCCTGATACTAGCTCAGCTCCAGGGATACCTGATCTGTCAGATCCTGCGATTTCACAAGTGTGAACCCACTGAGACCCTGCTGGGTAACCATCGTTAAGTACACGGATTGGGTATACTTCATTTTTCTCACCAACAATGATTTCTCCTTTGAAGAACCACTGCTCATCAAACGTAAGTTCAAACTCTTGTCCACCTTCTCCGATATTGTTATCAGATGCAGTAACAGTAGCTCCTTTGAAAGATGCCTCTACTAGAGGAATGTTTCTACGCTCTGAACCGATAAGTTCCCAATAGAACTCATTGTCGTTGTCTACTTGCTTTGTATCAAACATAGCTAGCATATTCTCTAGAGACTTACCTCTGTTGATTGCTAACAATTTGATCATAGCCTCATTAATCTTGGTAGGGTTAGTCTTCCAGATAGCACCTAAAGTGTTCTCAGGATTGATCATCCCTGCAAATGCTTTCGCATCAGTAACTTGGAATTTTCCTAGTTGCATAATTTAATTGTTTTTAAAAAGTTGTATAATTATTCTATTTCAAAATCTTTCAGATCGGATAACTTGAAATTAGATTGACTGTCTTTCATATTTGTTTCGACAGCACCACCCTCAGTAAAGTTAGCTCCTCTGATTAAATTTTCTATGTTATTGGTAATCTTACTTTCATTCTTTACACCAAAGATGCTGAAATCAGTAAAATCCTTCGTTAGGTAAGCAACGGCTTCTATACGAATCCTTGATCCAACTGGATCTGCTTTTTGAGCACGCATAAATGCATTGTCTCTATCACCTAAGTCCGTGGTAATTCGACTGTATAACTCATCCTTTTGGGTATCAGTTAATACAATCCCAGGCACAACCTCCTGCGTATTTGCAATGTATTTCTTAACATCATTAAGTTTACCTTGCTCTTCTTTCTTTGCACTCTCTATCATAGAGCTTAAAGATTCTTCTTCTGATTTAATAATACTAGCTACTGCAAATTCTGCATCTGCAATGTCAGTACCTGCATCAATACTTCTTTGTGTCATTTCAACAGCTCTTTCCTCAGAGTATCCTTTTAACAAAAAGTCTTGTACTATTGCAGTACGTCTAAATTCTAGACTATCATCACTTGAGATAAACTCAGGAGTAACTCCTTTAAGTCTATCAATGGTATCCACTTTCTGTGCTACCTCACCAACAGGGACTCCAGTCTTCTGTGCATCCTCTATGGCTTTTTGTCTTGCAGTTAAACTATTGTCAATACGACCTTGTATTGCATTGTTTAAATCTTCAAGAGATTTTATTGTTGTGACATCATCAAGCTCAGGTAAAACTCCTTTGGCTTTAAATTGGGCAGCTAAGTTAGAATAAAGCTGTTCAGTCTCATTCAGTTTAGGAGAGGAAGAATCGCTGCCTTCTTCACCATTAGCAGTTTTACCTGCCTGAACTTGAGTGTCATCTTTACCTTCAGCTACGCTCTCTTGACCAGCAGTTGCTGAGTCATCACCATCGGTAATTGTATTGTCGTCTGTACTCTCTTGTGCTGCATTAATCAATTCTGATCCTGCACTAGGCGGAGTGTCACCTTCTGTTGTTTCTGGACTTGCACTTGGCTCTAGATTACCTGAGTCATCAAATAACTGTAGGTTGTCTGTGTCAAAGTTTAAATCCTCTAAATTTAATCCTTCCATTCTATTGTTTATAAAATTAATTCTCCTTCGACAAAAATACTATAAACAACGAAAAAAAGCTAACATGTATTATAGCTAAAGTATGATTAAGCTTTAAATGTTTTCATTACCTTCTCAATACCTCTACTACCAAAGTAAAATATAGTCATAGTACCAAATAAAGATTGAATTACAGGTACGTACGCTTTATCTATTGTAAACTCACCCATGTTACCATCAAAGAACACACAGGCTAAGAACATTAAGAACATAGCTCCATAAGTCACAGGCCTAACTAGACGTGTAATCGTGTGCTCATTATCCATGCCTAGACGCTTAGTTATTTCAACCATCTCTATCATGTCATTCTCCATCTCTTGTAAAAGTATGCTTTTGTCAGGCTCACTAATTTTTTCATCACCTCTTATGGCGTCTCCTAACTTATTGAGTTGCTTAACACCCGTTAAGTCTCCAGCAAGCTCTAGTATCTCAGGAGAAAACTCTTTACCTTGTTTAACTAACCAGCGTAATGCATTTCCAACATTAGTTCCTTTTCCACCATTCTTGATTAATTTTGGGTTATCGCTATTATTCATAATTACAATCTTTAAAGTATTCTATTATATCTTCGTATTCTTTTTGTACATCAAAGCTAGGGCATGCTTTAGAGCTAAACTCATTGTGTCCGTGTAGAGTTGATCCAGGATACTTGTCCATTAAATTGGCTATTAACTCATCTAATGCCAGTACCTGATCATCTGTCCTAGTGTCTTTAGGTTTCATGCTAGAGTCACAACCTCCAACATAAGATATTCCTATAGAGTTTTTGTTATGTCCTCTTACATGAGCCCCTTGTCTCTCTACAGGTCTACCGTCCTCTACAGTACCGTCTAGTTTTACAACATAATGATAACCTATGTCAGACCACCCTTTGTCTGTGTGCCATTTTTTTATTGTAGCTGCACTAATATCCCTTCCTTCTGGAGTAGCTGTGCAGTGTAGTATTATTTTATTTATGTCTCTCATATTATAATCCGTAATCTATATCTCTAAATTTACCATTCATTGCTTCAAATGTTTCTCTCATATCTTTTGGTAAGTCTTTTATTCCTCCTGACCACATATCATAAACATCCTTTATTCTTTCAAAATTAGTTTGATTGAGCTCTGTTGCAAATATTTGTTCTATCTGATAATTGAATCTGTCTATGACAGGAGCTCTAAATCTTTCAAAAAGATCCACAACATATAAGACATTGTCTTTAGGTATTCCTCTTCCTAGCCAATCATTAGTTATGTTTTGTACATAAGTAGCGTGTATGCTGTTTTGTAAATCTAGAATTTCTTTTCTAAGCTTATCCTTTTTCATTGAGTCTAGATCTTTTCTATCTAAAAAAGAATTCATTTTATCATTGCAAGTGTCTACTTTGTGCCTTGTAAAGTCGTAACACATCTTTGTTTTTACATGATCAAACTTTCCATGAGTATAGTAGCTTCTGCTCTTGACTTCTGCTAATGCCATTGGTAAGGTAGTAAAGACATAATGGTCTTTTAGGTCTATTGCTTTTCTTACGTTTAATAAAGATGCCAAATACTTTATAAATTTATCCTTATAAATAGTAAGGCCAAAGTATATAGGTACAGCTAATATGATTACAAGCAATAAAGCCCAATCACTTTCTATTCTGTCCATTAGTCTAAGAATTATCTGATCCATTGTTTATTATATTATACATTTTAATACCACTACCGCACATGTGTCTTGCCAAACTCCTGAAGTACATCTGAATTGAAATCTCAAATCATCTCCTGAATTAAATGTTGCATCAGTACTAGTTAAAACCCATCCTTTATATGTTCTAGCTGCTGCAGTAAATGTTTGTGAACCACTTGTATGTGAGGTAACTCCATTCACTAAAACTCTGAAGTTCATATTAGTTCCCGTCATTGCGGTCCCAGTTGCAGTGTTCTTGAATGCAACACTATGCACATATCCACCATAAGGCGTAACCATAAAGTGCTGCTCTCCTCCTGAAGCATTATCATTTGTTGTGTTGAATGGTAAATTCATGTATCCATTACCAGTTGAGTGAACAAAGTTAGATTGGAATGTCTGTGGAATGTAAGTCCATCCATCTGCTTGAATTATATCACATTGAATGTTTCCCGTAACATCAACATCTCCTCCAACATTAAGATCAACAGATACATCTAAATTACGAGATGTAAGTGTACTGCTTAAGAAGTTGTACTGAAGATTAGAATCATCTGTTGTAGTGTTTGTTCCATTGTATACTGCAACACCTCCAGATGTTCCTGTACCTGAATTATATACTGTTCCGTCTAGTGAACCATTAGCTTTCAAGAAACTGTTTCCTGAAGATAACCCTGTTATGGTAAATGAATCTGCTATAATACCTCCTCCAAAGGTTCCTCCTGAAGCTGCAGATACAAAGTCAGTTGGAATAGTTCCTACTGCATAAGTATTTGAATCAACTGAACCATCTGCTTTTAAGAATTGTGAAGATGTTCCTCCATCCTTAATGAATGAGTCTGCTTTAACATTACCATTTACATCAACCATTTCTGTAGGTGTGATATCTCCAAACCCAACACCATCTTCTCTAATGGTCATTAACTCGTTACCATCTACTTGAAATCTAAGTTCACTAGCTGACTCCACTCCCGTTGGGTCCACTCTAAATGTAAAGTTAGATGAAGACTTTAAAAACTCAGCATATCCTGCTGTATCACTATCTTCCATTCTAAATACTGGTGCTGCATTTTTCATGTGCAAAGCCTTCTGTGGAGTAAAGTTTCCACCAACAGCTAGCCTTTCTGAAATTATAGCTCTACCCGTTACATGAAGCTCCTCTTGTGGGCTTGTTTCGTTTATACCTACATGACCATCTGAGTCGATAGTCATTCTTGTAGCTGCTGCAGTTCCTAATAGCAATTGACCTCCAGTCTCTTCACTCATTATGGTAAAGTTATCACTAGAGCCTCCAAATCCAAAATAAGCATGTCTGTCATTACTCCTAGCAAATGTCACATATTGTGGACCATTGTCTGAATTGTTTAACTTTAGTATTGTATCTGTATTTGAATCAATTGTCAATGAACCACTAAAGGTTCCTCCTGAAGCTGCAGACACGAAGTCAGTTGGTAACACTTGGTCATTCGTTGCGTCAGTGTCTCCTGTAAATCCTAAGTCTGCTAGAGTTAGTGTTCTAGTTGCAACTGCCATTGCTGCATCCTCTACGTGACCAAAAGCATTTGTAGTTATGTTCATATCTATGTCAGATACTACTACAGCTCCCGTAAGAACTCCTGTGTCAACTGCCGCAGTGAAAGCTGTTTCTCCTGGGTGAGTATAAGTTGCTGCTCCTGCATCAAAGTTTAATTTTCCATCATTATCTGAATATGTTACCGAGATTGATTGCTCTGTGTTAGATTGAACCATCGCTCCTACAATATCCTGAACCTGCTCTGTTGTCAGTTGAGTATCTGTTGTTGAGTATGTTGATGAGTCTACTGAACCATCAGCCTTTAAGAACTGAGAAGATGTTCCTCCTGTTTTAATAAATGATGTTGCTTCTATACTGCTATCTGAAACAATATTTGCCGAGGCAATTGATATCTGCTCGTCAATTGTAATTTCTGCTCCGTCTCCAGTAGTTATAAAAACCCCCTGGTCTCCGTAAAGTTTTATAAGTTCATTTGTATCTTCTTCAAGATAGCCATTACCTAAACTTCCTAATATAAATTTAGGTGCTTGAATTGTTCCTGCAAATACAGAAGGCAATGTGCTCACACTATTTATTGTTCTTGCATTTCCTGATACTGTTAGGTTACTTGTATTTGCTTCTAGATGAAGCACTGCAGCGTCAACTGTTGTTGTTGATCCTTGATTACAATCTAATCCAATCTCAGCTCCAACAAGTCTGTTTGTCACATCTCCTGCTGTAGTTTTTGTGTATGCTACAATTGATTGCATCTTTCCGACACTTGCGTTAGCGTTGTTTAATTCTGCCACTTGGTTTGTACCGATCAAGAACGGATGTGTTCCTGTTCCTGTTCCTGAGACAAGCCCTCTATTGTATGCTCCCCAAATTGCTCCAGTATTACCTGAGCCTAAATGCTTTGCATTACTTTGCGAACCTAATAGGTAGTAGGATATTCCACTTCCATTGTGAGTTGCACCAAAAGAACCTCCCTGAATGTCTGCATTCTGTCCTGTTCCTTCTGCGTATACATTAGACCTTACTCCAAATGCTGATGCTCCCCACCCCGTTGTTGAGTGGTTTTTTGTGTAATCTATTTCAAATGCTCTAGACACATCGTAAGTGGTATCCGTAGCCTCTATGTGAAATAAGTTGTCATTGTCTGCTGTACCTATTGCAAGATTCCCGTCTACAAGTATACTTGTGCCATCATCTGTCATTATACCATCTGTGATAGTATCTGAGTCAGAAAATTTTGGTATTTTGTTTGCAGTTCCAGTTCCAACGTCAACACCGCCACTTGGACCTGTGCTTGTACTACCGTCAGCCATTAAGTACTGGCTAGATGTACCACCTGTTTTTATAAATTGATCTGATTCGTATTGTTTTAATCCCATGTTTATTATACGCTAAAAGTGTTTCTTACTACATTTACCCAACCATAAGTTGATGTGTCTGTTTGCATTATCATGTCTGCGTAAGATCCAAATGCATCTGCATAGTATCTCATTGTTCCAACATTTGTTGACGCAGGTGTTTGTGTGTCGTTACCCATTCTTATTCCTCCATCTACATCCAACCTTGCTTGTGGGTCACTTGTTCCTATACCTGTTCCTGAATTTGTAATTCTTATTCTTTCTGAATTGTCTGTTGCGAACAATATAGTGTCAGGTACTTCGTTACCAGATATTCTAACTCTTCCTATGTTGGCGTCATCAGTTGCCCAGTTAATACTATATTGGTCATCAAGTCTAATGTCACCTGCAGATATATCTAATTTTTCTTGCGGGTTTGTTGTTCCTATTCCTAATTTACCGCTATTGTTTAAAGTTAAAGAATAACCTGCTCCACCTTCATTGTATACTCTAAAAGTACCATCGTTAAGTGCTGATAAAGAATATTTGTCCCCATTACCTCCTATTAAGTTGTATGACGCATTAGTACCATCTACAAGCATACCATCAAATCCACCTATAGCATCAAGTTGTGCTTTGACATCTACAGTACCTAAGTCTATATGAAGTGGCTGTGATGGGCTAGTAGTTCCAATACCTACGTTACCATCTGAGTCTATTGTTAAGTTACCTGCATCAAGAGAAGCGTTTGAACCTAAGCTCATTTTAGAATCTTCAGATATCACATAGTTTGTTGTATCGTTGTCAGCAATAGAAATTCTTCCTCTATTGTCCGTAGACTTAAAATAGGCTATTGTTTCAATACTCGCACTATCTACATGAAGTTTAACACTAGGAGCTGTCGTTCCTATTCCTACGTTGTTAGTATCTTTTTCTATAAACAGTCCATCGCTACTGTTAGCTTTAAAATGCAAAGAGTTCCAACCAGTAAATCCTACATCAGCACCAGAAATTTGATATACATCTGTTGATAAAACACCAAAAGCAATTCCAGTTGCTGAATTACCAAATCTTGTGTTTCCATTTACTTCTAAAGGTACGTTTGGACTAGTTGTTCCAATTCCTACGTTGCCACTTGCATAATTTATTCCTCCAGTTACATCATCCCATTGTGAGCTTGTAACATCTGCTGAAGTTAGATAAGTATTTGTATCGACACTTCCATCTGCTTTTAGAAACTCTGTAGATGCTCCTCCTGACTTAATAATAGATGTTGCAGTAATGCTGCTATCTGAAACAATGTCTCCACCCCCAGTAATGTCTATCACGTCAGACATTTCAATTAACATTCCGTCACCACTTTCAATCTTTACAGCTGCATTTCCATAAAGTTCTACATCTCCAGAGTTTTCTCTTAGATAGTTACTTGAGCTTCCCAAGTCAAATCTAGGTGATTGAATTGTTCCAGCAAATTCTGAACGCAATGTGCTCAAAGAGTTTATAGCTCTAGCTGTACCTCCAACTGCTGAGTCAAATGTATCATTTTGTATTCTTAGGTATTCAAAGTCTCCTGATATAGTCCCTCCTGTGTGGTCCAAATCTAATATGAGAGACATTACATTATCTGTAACCTCTCCGTCTGCAACTTGAACAGTACAATGCTGACCTTGAAGAAAATCAACTGTGGCATTTGGATTGTCTAACTTTGCTATAGAGTTAAGTCCAACAACATAGCTATGATCTCCAGAACCAGTTCCTCCAACTTTTGCTTCAGAAAATGTACCAGATATTGAACTAGAGTTTCCGCTTCCGCTATGGTATGCTCTGTTGGTTCCTCCAGTTGCATAGTATATTTGTCCAGAACCCGTGTGCTCTGCCTTACTCCATACCCCACCTATGTTAACAACTATTTCTGAAGAATTTGCTATTGCGTAAGACTTCACTCCATATACATTAGATGCAAATCCTGCTCCACTTGTATTCTCTTTACTCAGCTCTATGTTTATACCTCTCGTCTCGTCATTAGCTACACTTGTCTTGTCAATATCAATAAAGTGCTCAGGGTCTTTTCCAAGCCCTATATTTCCATCAGTATTAAGATCCGTTAAAATTTTCTTTATAGCCATATTTTTTTTTAAATGTTATATAAGAGGCAGTAGAGACTGCCTCCTATATTGTAATTCAGGGCTCTTACTATCCTGTAATAACTACTCTAAACTGATTAGTAGTTGGTGCAACGTTAAACACGAATGTTGTAACTGACGTTGATGTCAATTGAATTTCACATTCAACCTTAGATGTACCTTCGTAAACTGAAGCTTGTACAAACTGATTACCAATACTGTGTGTTACTGGAATTGAAGTCAACACTCCATTTCCTATTGTATCGCTAAATGTAAGTGTTGTAGATAACGTAGCTGTAATTCCTAAGTGAGATCTTAATCTGCTTGGAGTAATTGCTCTAGTTGTATCTGTACCTGCGTTAACTTCCGTTTGGGTAGCTAACTCGATTATACCTTTAGCTGTTGTAGATGCATTTACTATGTCATCTATGTTTTTGTTTATTTCTGTCCAATCAGCTTCACTAGAAGGATTTGCTGTTTCAGCTATAATCATATCACCAACAGATAGTGCTGTACTCCAGTAGCTAGAAACTCCGCTTCCTGCTACAGTTACAGTAAATGTATCTCCTTTAGCAGCTGAAGAATCTGGATTGGCAGTTGCATCGTAAGCACCTCTGTATGTCATTTCAGATGCTATAGCGTCAGCTATTTCTGCATCAACATAAGCCTTAACAGATTGTTGTGTTGGAACTTTAGTAGCTAAGTCTGAAACCATATCATCCTCATCTATTACAAAGTCCATCGCAGCTGTAGTTGTATCAGTATTCATAACTGCTCCTGCAGCATCTACATTTGTAGCATCTGTTACATCTGCGTTAGTTTCTATGGTATCTAACTTAGTACCGTCAGCTGATACATCTCTACCATCAACATTACCTGCTGTTATAATTCCAGCAAATGTCGGAGTGTCCGTAGTAGCTACTCCTTGGTTTAAAGCTTTTACTGCTGCTTCGTCAGTTAATTCACTGTCCATTACAGCACCAGCTGCAGTTACATTGGCTGTGTCCGTTACGTCAGCATTGTCTTCAAAGTTTAATAGCGTTTGAACTTCTGCTTTAGTAATGTCTGCGTGTAACGCAGGAGTACCAGCATTGTTGTATATTGCTGCTTGATCACTATTAAGGTTGTCTAATATTGTCTTGTCAGCTGCAGTCATTACCCCCGCTAGAGACTGAGTAGCTGCTTGAATTGAATCGTTGCTTCCTGTAGATGAATTAATAGCTACAGTACTAGCTCCTTCTACTACAGTAATGTTAGTATCAACATTTACCTCAGCTCCTGTAGCAATACCATCTAATTTGGTTTTGTCAGCTCCAGTCATCGCACCTGCCAGAGTAGTTGTAGCTGCATCTAAAGTAATGTCAGTTCCATTCTCTATTGCTATATCAACATCTCCTGCGTTATGCGTAATAGTTAAATTGTTTGTTTCCGCATCTAAAGCATCAATCTCTTGCTCTAGTTCATCTATAGCATCTCTTACATTTGTTGCTGTTAAAGCACTAGTAGAGTTGTCATAAGAAACTTCAGCTGCAGTTTGATCATCTTTTGCATTTGCTTCAATACCGTCTAGCTTTGTTTTATCTGCTCCTGTCATTGCACCAGCTAAAGATGTAGTAGCAGCGTTTAAAACTATATCTGCTCCATCTTCAATTGCTATATCTACGTCAGATGCATTGTGAGTTATGCTCAAGTCATTTGTTGCAGACTCTAATCCGTCTATATCTCCTTGGAGCTCTTCTAAGGCAGCTTGAACATTTGTTGCTACAAGATTACCAGATGCAGAAGATACTACCTCAGAAGCTATCTGATCGTCTTTAGCGTTAGCTTCTATTCCGTCTAATTTTGTTTTTTGTGCTGCAGAAAATAAACCTGCATTAGTTCCGTCTGCTAATGGAATGGTTGCATCCGTTCCAGTATCTGAAGTTACAACCCCATTAGATACACCTGCTGTGTACCCTAAGTTAGTAATTCCGTCTGATCCTAAATCAATCCAAACACTACCGTCAGCACTCCAAACGTACATTGTATCGTCTGCTGTATCCCAGTATATTTGTCCGTCTGCAGGACTGCTTGGTGCTACAGCTAAGTTTTGCACTACAGTATTGAGTAGTTGATTTTTGTTTAAGTCTAAATCGACTAAATGCTTTATTGAAGCCATAATTGTTTATTGTTTAAAAATTTAGTTTAAATATGCTTTGCCGCTAAATGCAGCTTGAAATAGTATTTCTATTTCGTTATTACTTACGTATGTTATCTCTCCCGCAACTACAGTACCTCCAGTATCTACAACAGTAGCTGAAGGGTGTTTTTCTAAGTTGTGAACTACCGTCCAAGTGGCAGATGGCACTCCTTGGTCGTGTGTGTATGTAGATATACCTAAATCTACTAAAACTTGCGATGTAGATCTGCTTGTTACTATTTTAGTTACAGGATCTATTGTGAGTAAATCTCCCTCTGCGTTTTGAGTATTTAGTTTAGTAGTTCCTTGAACTTCTACATTTTTATTAAATATTTCTGCCATTCTAGTTTAAATATGCTACCCCTGCAAAAGCATTGATAAATGTTATTGTTATTGTATCTGTACTTGTATACGCTACCTCTCCATGAACAGTATTGCCTGAAGTGTCTTGAACACTTACAGAAACCATCTTGTCTAAGTTGTGGCTTATTGACCATACAGCTGAAGGTAACGATTGGGTATAAGTAAAATGCTTATCTCCAGTTATTGCAGATGTAGGAACATTGCAAGAAGGACTATCATTAAATCTAGTTCCTGTCAAGCTTTTTGTTACGCTAGTTGTTGTGTTTTCTACAGTTAATTCAGCTCCGTTAAAAAATCCTGCTACACCTGAGTTCTCTATAGAAAAAATTAACTTTAAACCACTAGAGCTATAAGTTAATGTTTTTGTTGTTTCGTTTATCCAGTCAGTAAAAACAGCAGCACCAACCTCGTAAGACTGACTAACCCAAGTTACTGTAGTAGTAGATGTACCCATTAAGGTTATATCTAAAACATCTCCTGGAGTTGCTATTACTTCGTACTCAAAATAAGTTGCACAATCTGTAGATATTTCTGACAGAAGGTTTAACTGAAAATTTGATTCTGATATGTTAAAATTAAATATAGCCATTATCCTACAAAATTACCTGATCCTGTGTCTGATATTTCAAATTGGAATGACTCAGAATCTCCATTACCAGGTATAGAGGTAGGTAGATAAGTAAGTAATCCAGAATCAATATCAGCAAAATCTATTTCCTGATTAACAATAACCGGTGAGCCATTTAGCTTAACGGTTCCAAAAGAAGCGAGTGATATTATTTTAAGCTTATCTGCCGCATCTCCTTCTGGGTCTGAGTAAGGAATATCTAAATCAGTAGTTAGCATTGCTCTAGTTAAGGTAAATTCAGACCCTAACGTAACATCTGCAGAACCATCACCTACAACTGTTGGTTGCTGGTTTACAGAAAAATCTATTCCAACATTAAAAATAACTTGCTGTGCACTACTATTGTAAAGCCCAGAAACTACATCCGAAACTAAAAAAGCCATGTTACTGTCATTGTATCCTGCAGTGCTTATAGTGTTTGATGTATACACTAAGTTTCCTGCGTCTATATCTGTAGCAGATATTTCTTGATCTACAGTTACAGCTACAGAGTTTAATAACAAAGCTCCTTGACCAGGCAGTGCAGTCACTTTTATGTATGACAAAGCACCGTCAGCAACATACTCCGGTGTTGTTTCCGTAGTAAAGTTATTGACAGTAAATGTATGCGAAGCACCATAGCTCATAGCTATTCTAAGCCATCCAGATTGACTAGGAGGCCTAGAAAACTGAGTGGATATTTCTAATGTCATTGTCGCCATAAAGTTTTGGTATTGTTTCAAAAATACTACTAAATAGCAAAAAAGCTATACGTATATTATAGCTAAAGTATATTTAGTGTGTAAAAAAAAGAGAGACCGAAGCCTCTCTTAATTTTAATTACCCTTTCTTTTCCTTTGTGATAGGGTACTTTTTCTTATTGTGCGTATCCGCACTTGACTTAACACTCTGTATCTTTTCAACCTCTTCTTCGCTAAATCCTGAATCTTGAAGTTCTTGAACAATTTTGTCAAGCTTTGCAAGAATCCTTTTGTCAGAATTTTGTCTCTTCTCAATAACTTTAAGCATTAAGCTTTCTTGAGCTTCAGAATCTTCTGGTAAAATTTCATTATTAATTTGGCTTGGAAGTTCATAATTTTCTAAGTCAGCTTGTGTTTTCCCACCAAGCAATCTGTAAATAAGCTCAGCTTCTTTTTCTGTTATGCTTAAAATCATTAGTCTCTATATTTTTTAAACATTAAACAATATAGTAATGAGTTCCATTTGCTTTGTAATTTGTCAATAAATTTTTCCATTTTGTTTTTTATTTATGCCCCCACGTAAGTAGGGGCTTTGTTATTAATTTTGTAGATCTAATAATTCTAGCTCTACTTGCTCAATCATTTCTGTATACAAGTCAGTTCCAGCTGGAGATTTATTTCCTTCTTTTAGGAAGTGGCTGTATACTTCTATTTTTTCTTTTAATTCTTGTTCTGTCATAATTTTTAACTTAATCCACTAATAGTTACAGTCTCTATATCATTAGACGCCATATTATTAAACACCATCTTAGTAGTAGTTTGGTCTTCAGGACCAACTTGATTCCTAATACCGTTAGCGTAAGAGTCATAAGTACCTTCTCCCATCAGCCACACTTGAGTTGCACGATAACAACTTACAGTACCAATTTGAAAGTTTTGATAGTCTCCAGATAGAGTAACAGGTCTAAATAGTTCGCCAACTTTGTAATCATCTAACCATTTTGTAGGATCAGTAATCATTAAATCAATTTCAGCAGAAGTAGGCATAGGTTGATTAACTCTCAATGTAGTTACTATCATAGAAGCTACTTTACCTTGGAAACTTCTATTAGAACCTCTACCACCTATAGTTAACTCTCCAGCAATAGTTTTATCCATATCAGCTCCAGTGCTCGTCCAAGCTGAAGAAGTTGATAAGTTAGAACCAATAGTCCAGTTATTACTTCCACTATTCATTAATCTAATATCAAACATCGCTGCTAATGCAGTTGCTGTAGCGTTTGAACCACTTTGTCTAGTTCCGTTATTAGCTATGTAAACTCCGTACCAATCATTGTGTCCAAGTGCTGTTGCTTGAATTGTACATTCGTTATACCCTTGTCCTTCACGTCCCCAACCGTAGTATAGTTTCTTGCTAGAGTCTAATCTTAAATACATATTATCATCATTTGTTCCAGCTCCTTCTCCACTATTCCAAATATGTTGGTTTGAAGAAACATTGTCTATCTTAAATACTATAGCAGTTGCCCAAGGTCTAACACTAGAACCGTTAGCAGTATAACCTGAATTACTAGGTGCAGCAATGTTTGTAGCATAATTGTTCATATGCAAAGGACTTACTGTGTAGTAATTAGCTACTTGCTGTAAGTGTTCGTTACCACCACTAAAATCTACTGCCTTATCCCAATCTGTTAAGTTAGATGGTGCTGCTGGGATATCTATTTCACTAATACCAGAAGTACTTAATCCTGCCTCTGCACTTACAGTTGCATAAGCTATTTCTAAAGGAATAGTATCTGAATAACTACTATCTGTAATCACTCTATCAAAGCTACCACCACTTGCAAGTCCTGGCTCAGTATTTATATCTGAAGTTGAACAAGCTATAACTGAAACACTAGTTCCATCTACTTCAAATCCAAAATCATAAACTGCATCTGTTGCACTGTTAATGTCTAGTGAGTTTAAAGTACCATTAAATAGTACAGATTTAACACCACCAGTACCTAGCTTTTGCCAGTACATTCCTAGTGTAAAGTCATTAGGAATACCATTGGAGAAACCAACAGTTCCCCAACCTGGAGAAGCCACTCTAGCTCCAACAATAATAATGTCTCCAGTTGTAGTTAAGTTTGGAAGAACATTTGCTTCTACCCAAACCTCATCTATCACAAATCTCTTGCCGTCTTGTAATGTATCATCTAAATAAACAACAGAACCTTCATCCATTGTAGTAGAATCTACTAATGGTGTAGAAGTGTTTTGCCAAGTGAAACCACTTAAAGCAGTTGCTGGAGCTGTTGTATTAGTTACTACTAATGTTAAAGTTCCTACACTTGATCCATAATCATTTGCTTTAGTTACTGTAATTGTAAAAGTATCTGAAGGATTTGTAACATTGTCTTGTAATACTTCTGGAGCATTACCTACTAAGTTAAATCCATCAAAAGCAAGTCCAGTTGGTATTCCACTTACATTATAAGTAGCTGCATCTCCAGCTGGTTTTATTGGTAAGTTTATTGCAGCTAGTTCATTAACTGTTACAGTATTGTCTGCATATTGAGTTGGTACATAGTTAGCATCATCTCCAGTTGCAATCTCATTCCAGACAACTCCTGCTAAAGCAGAAGGTGCTGAAGATTGAGCATGAAACATATAAGTGTCAGGCATGTACCAAATGTTTTGACTTGGTTGCTCATCTACAAATAAATGTTGGTGAGAAGTTCCTGCATCATCTGCTGCTGTTCCATATTGTTCATCTACATAGTTAGCTTGCTCAGTTGAATTAAACAAAGGATAATAAAAATCTCCATCAGGACTTTCAATGTAGTACCAAGTTAAAGCTGGTGCTTCATCAATAGTATTAACAGTGAATGCTCCTATTCCATCTAATTCATTTGCCAAAGGCATTATTACATTAAGCTTTAATAAAGTTCCAGTAGCTATTGCGGATTCTGTTCTACCTATAGTTACCAAAACTCCACTCTCCATATATCCAATATAAGCTCTACCAGCTAAATCTAATCCTAATCTATATGTAAGTTTAGTTGATAGATTATCTGAAAATCCTTGTTCATTAATCTTTCCATAAGTTGAATCTGGATCTGTAAATATAAAGTTTGTATTCTTAATTCTTAATCTAAGAATATTCTTTACAGCATTACCTGCCACATCCTCTTCTAGGTCAGATTGATCATAAGTAGTCTCATCAAATAAACCAAAAGTGAATCCAGTACCTGCTGAGTTCCAATCTGAATTCTGAGTGAATTCAAAGTACTCTCCTGGCTCAGAAATAGTTTCAGCACTTATCATACCATTAGAGGTATCAAAGTTTCCTACTTCTAAAGTAGATGTATAAACATCTCCTACATTAGTAATTCTATCTCCATAAATTACAAAGTTACCATCAGCACTTTCAGTACTTGCATCACTATCTGCTGCACCTGGATCACTTCCTACAGCTTGTCCAGATAGTACTTCATTAAGTCTATCTACTGCTGCATTTACATTGTTAAAAGATACAGCACCACCATTAACAGATACATTGTAATATCTTAAATTAAGGTACACATCTTTATCTCCAACAATCGTATCAATCGTTATTGTTCCATTACTTGCTGCACTAGCATGCAATGAATTAACTGCAAATATATCTCCATTAGAGAATAGTACAGTTGTGTTAGTTGCTTCTCTTTGAGCATCTAAAGTATCAGTCTGGTTAAATATAAATGTACCTGAAGTACCAGATACGTTTGCATTCTCAGTTATATATTGAGCACACTCTGAAGCATTCTCAAAAGTGTTTTCATCTTTATCTACAAAATCTGTGTAAGGTAGGTTAAAGAACTCATATACTACTCCTTCTTGTTCTAACGTTCTTACAGTGTTTACTACGTTAACATTGTTTGGGTTGTCTTCGTTTATTTCTCCTTCTAGTACTGCGTTCCAGTATGTAGGGTTAGATGATCCAAAAAAGTTAATACAGTTACCTGCGTCATTTCTTGCTATTCTTATTGCCATTTTATTATCGTATTAATGTTACTAATAGCCCTAGTGGCTGAATTATTACTGGGTTATCTGATTTTATTGCCGGAAGTGTCAACGCATTAACATCTTCATTACTTGTTATCCAAGCTGATATTTCTACTCTGTTTAGAAAAGATCTACCTACTGTACCTTGCCCGTAAAATATTGGCTGTGCCGTTAGTGGGAAGGTAAAAGTAATATCATCGCTGTCATTCCTGTTACTGTACCATAAAGCTGGCTCAACAGTTGTATTAGCAATTTGAGGTATTACGTTAAAGTCAAACCTTACTCTTAGCTGATCTCCATATACTGCATCATTTAATCTGATACGACCTGTAGTTCCTTCAAATCCTGTTCCTGTAGAAGTAGGATAGTTAACATCAAAGTCGTAGTCAAATTCAAATAGCTTGGTTACATCGTTTGGAAGGTTAGCACCTTGGAATAATCCTACTCCTGTAGTTCCGCTAGGTGTTGGTGTTGACCAATAAGGATTGTCTACTGCTGCGTGTACTGCATTACTAAGAGAAAATACTTTCCATAATTCTGCATCTACATTAGCCTGAGTATAATCTATACCTGCTCCTGCTTGCCATACATAATTATTGTCTAAAGGTTTATCAGCAAATGCTCCTGTATGTGAGTATCCTGACTGTGCTGCTAACGCTAGTTCTTCTATTTCACTATCTACTTCGCCATTTATTAATACTGGATTATTCCCTTGACCATAGAGGAAAAGCTCCTTAGTATCTTCGCAAAGATAAGTGGAGCCTGCTTCCATTCTACTGGGCATGTTAGTTTTTAATCCAAAAAATTGATTTTGGGTTTGTTTCATTATTTTGTTGTATTTGATTTATTAATTTGTTTTTCTTTTAGACCTATCTCTTTGTCTTTCCTAGCCATTAAATCATTATGTTTACTCATATCGTTTTGCAAACCTTTTTCTTTTATACCTAGCTCGGCCTCAAACTTAGCAAGATCATCGCTGTCCTGCTGTGCAGAAATAATCCCTCTTTCTTCATTATCCATTTTAAGTCTATCAGTCTCTGCTTTAAGCTCTGCAATGTACCTTGTAGTTTCGTCAGTTCTGTTAAACTTTTCCAGGTCTATTCTCTTAGCAGCATCATCCATAGCCATAGCTTGCTGTCTGTCAGCTTCCATTTGCTTGTTTTGTGCTTCAGATTGTTGAGCCTGATTCTCCTTCATTTGTTGCTCATCTTTTTGTATGAGTCTTTGTATTTCTCTTACTGAAGGTGAGTTGTAAATCTTAATGGCTGTAGAGAAAGATAGCATTTGGTTTTGTAGACCCATCTGTACCATTCCTTCTAGTTTTTGTTCCATTCTGTTTATCTCATCATCATTAGAGACTGCGAGTCCATATTCTTCTTCTGCAAACTGATCACCATCTATCTCTGCTAATTGACGAGTCATATCGTCAGCAATGTAAGAGAATTTTAGCTGTTGACCTTTTAGTGCAATCTTAGCAGTTTCCAGTAATATCTGGAAACATCTTTTCTTGCAATAATCGTGCATAGTAAATATTTCTTCTGTAATATGATTGGATTGAGACACTGCTCTTTCTACACCGCCAACAGTCTCCCTATTCTCGACTTGTCCTAAACGCTGTCTTGAAACCCCAGTGATCTCATCCATCTGAGCTTTTGCAAACTCCATCATTTGTATATGTGTCTGGATAAAGTCACCTACTCTTTGCTCTAGTACTCTACCTGTGGTATTTCCTACTGAGCCGGCAAGTCTTCCTTTAGCCATCCCTTTTTGTCCTTCTTTAAAACTGTCTACTACAGAGATACCAGATTTACGTGCAAAGTATAACCACTTGCTTACTGACCATCCTGTAGGAACTTTTGCTAAGTCTAGCTCAACAATTGATCCCATGTACTTAGACAATGCCTCATTTACTCTGTGCCAAGAAATATCGTACAGATACTGAAAAGGCTTAGCTCTATCTACTAGAGTTACAGATTCTTCGTCAGCTGTATTATATATTTGACCAACTATTCCGCATGAGTTAAATGACGGCTGATCTATTCTATTGTATTGTATTTCTCTTGGCTTTATTTGAAGATATGTATCTTCTCCAATCTTAACACCTTTCCACCACTGAGGAACCCAAAGAGTTTTAGATGTTTCGCCCATTTCTTTGTCAACTATGTAGTCTTCTGATCTAAACTTAACTTGTTTTTTTCCTAGCTCATCAAAGTATTCTATCTTTAAAACTTTTTTCATAGATCTCCAAAACATTCTCAGTACTCTAATGTTTCCATTACCATCAGTATAAGAACCTCTACCTGGAGAATCTTTAGCATCAAAGATACCTGTAGATTCCATGTAAGAATCCATTCCTTCTCTTTCTAGCAACTTAAGTCCATCTGCGTAGTTTATTGCATGACTTTCTCCGTCAGAATCTACATTAGATCCGTTAAAGTCTTGCTCGTCAAGCTTCTTTGTTTCTATATCGTTTAAGTCGTTGTAGTATGTATCCTGTATTTTACCAGGGCTCCAGAAGTCATCTATTACAATAACGTCAGAGTCTTCTATCTTGTTAGAATTACCACCACGTAGAGTATGCACCTTCAGTGGGTTTAGCTTTTCAAAAGTAACCTGACCATTTACAATGTCAAACATGTATATCTCTTCTCCCATTATCAAGGCATCTTTAAATCCTTGCTGAAAGACAACTTTCATGTTTAGCTTAGTTATGTAATGCCTCATCAAAAGATTGGCTCTTTTTTCTCTAATGTCTTGATAATCAAAGTTTATGTAGTCAGCATATTTAGTTAGCTCTTGCTCTAAGTCTTCATCAGAAACATCTGACTGAAGCATTTCCATAAGTCTTTGGTCAACTAGTTTTTTCTGATCTTCTTTTATTTTAGATAGAGTGTCAGGATTTATAATGCTTACGCTCCAATCAAATTTTCTTCTCTTTTCCTCCCCAACAAGTACGTTGACTCTAGGAGTAACGATTGGGTAGTGTTGAATAGCATCAGGGATATAGTATTTCTCCATACCTCCTGGATTAAGAATTAGCTTCATATCTCCTACATCCAACTTACCGTTGTATAGGTTTAAGTTTATTCTTTTGTGTTTTAGCTTTCTTCTTATATTGCTATTGTTAAGGTAACTGTTGCTGTCAGCCCAGTCTAAGTGGTCTCTTCTCCATGCTTTACCTTTCTTCTTGTAAGTCAACTTTTGACTTGGGAAATTTTTCTTTGATGACATAATCTTTATTTATTGTTGTAAATTTACAAAATTATCTGTGTTTTTCTATCTATATATTATAGCTAAAAACCAAAATCTGCATAGTTAGGTTCTTTGCCTCTTTTTCTCATTGCATTCTGCCAGTTAAGATCTAGAAACTCATCGTTGTGGTAGAAGTTATCTGTGTCTTGCAATTCTTGTTCTTCAAACTTAGTTGTGTACTTAGCTCTGTCTTCTCTAAGTATCATTACCATATCCATAGCAGAAACCCTATCCGTGTTAATGTCTGGGTTCCAAGCTATACATTCTTTTATGTATCCTATACTCCTAATCCTTCTTAGGTTAGGTATAGTCATGCTTATTGTCTTTTGAGTGTTGTCGTCATACCTTTCTTCTTCGTAAGGTGTGAGCATCCATGTTCTCTGTAAAGTTTTACCTAGCTTAATAACATCCTTTGTTGTTCTAGTACCTTTTGCTCTGTTACCAAATAAGTTAGACTTTACTATGTCCATATCTCTTAGGATCTCAGGACTGTCAGCTAGTAAATGCAATGCATGGTTGTTACTAAAGTAAGAAAACAAACCTTTAAGGTTATTCTCGTAATTAGCTTGTGCGTTGTAAAACATTAACAGTCTTATGCATATTTCGTAAAACTCATTAGCCAGCTGAGGTCTAGCAGTGTATTCTGCTACAATCTTATCTGTCCACAAATCAAACACTATTATTGATGCGAGCGAGCCTCCGATAGTATAATCATTATCAATAGGGTCAATGCCGGCAATATATCTATTATCGAATATGTTTCCATCTCTATCTTTATTAGGCATTTCGTAGATTTCTATTGCACCATTAGATGATGACCCTCCTTTTACTTTGTAAGGGAACTCTCTAATAGGCTTGTCATCTGTGTTACGCCATTTAGTAAAACCGTCATCTCCATAAACTATAGTACCTTGATAATGAGTGTCTAAGAAAGAATCTAGCTCTGGGGCTATATCTTCTAAATAATCTCTAAGATCTGCTACAGGAAATGCAACACCCTCTGTACGCATAATTGCCTCTTGAGGAGTTATTGGCTCCTCTGCTTTTGTCTGCACAATTGTGTTTACATCAGAAGATCCGTATTTTACTTTAGTTCTTTTCTTGTTTATTTCTATTAGTGCACCAATAACATCGCTATTACCGTTCTTATCCATCTTACCTCTGTAATTTAGATAAGTTCCAAAAAAGAATGCACAATTGTTTTTTCCGTTTGTGTTTTTGTCAAATACGTTAGGTATTGAATGTATGTTGTAACCTGCTGAGTTATAGAAGATTTCTTCTAGACCTTCAAAGGCTCCACCTTCGACACCACCCGTACCACCAGCCATCATAAATCCAAATGCAAATCCAGACTCCTCTACTGATGGTTGTGCAATTTTCCATGCGGTTAGGAAGTCATCAAACTTACCTGCTTCTTCCCATAGAACTAAAGCACCCCTTTTTCCACGGGCTTTCTGTGCATCATTCTTGAGTGTAACACCCATCACTTCATTAAGCACACCTTTTTCTGTACCAGTCTTGTTGTCCTTAAACCCCATTCTCCAGTGCATGTCATTTAAAGAATCCTTAAGTGACCTTGTCTTTGGCCATGGTGTGTGAGTTGCACTCCAGTCTATAACTGACACAAACTTATTTAGTACACCATCCTTAGTCAAGTATTCTTTCTCGTTTGCAATTGCAAATGACTTTACTTTAGCTTTGGCCTTTTCAGAGTCACCTAAAATAAAGTTTCTTGCTAACATGTTGCTAGCTTTTACCGAGTAACCACAACCCCTTCTCTTTAGGTTTGCACCGTGCATACCAAGAGCTCTACATTGTTCTACATAGTGAAAGAACCAGTAATCTGCATCATATACGTATGCAAACCCTTCTAGTCTGTCAGCTTTCTTTGTACCTTTTATTATTTCTGCCCTAAGTAACGGTGCGTAGTTTAACTGGAAGTAATAATTACCAGGTATCCATTCCCCGTCACTAGGTCTAATCATACCTTCTCTACATCTTCTTGCTTCTTCTGCCCAGAATCTAAAGTAGGTTGAGTTAGGGTTCTTGTTTGGATATATTTTTGTGTAGCATCCGTGCTTCTCAAAGTGTATAGCTGCAGGTCTAAAAAAATCCATATCCTCAAGTATGTGAGGATTGGTAAGGTCTACAACTATTCTGCCATTAGGATCTAATTCTCTAGGCACTATGTCTGGATCGTCAGACACCTCTGGCACTAAAGGGTTATCCCATCTATCTAAGTCTTTAGCAAACTTACGATTAGGATCAGAAAGATTTTGTATAAACATAATAGAATCTATGCTGTCAAGAAGAGATTCTTTTTCTTCTCTTGGCATAGAGTCTAACAGCTCCTCCGTAATAGGAGTTTGTAAATTATTAAACTTCCTCATTACATTCCTAAATCAAACATGCTTATATCTTTTGTCCCTGATTGAGCTTTTAATGCTTTTTCTTTGACAACTTCTTTTTCTATTTCGTTTATGGCTCTAATAAGCTTTGGTATCTTTTCTACTGATCCAGTTATCTTACCTATGTCGTGTATAGGCTTGTTAGATCTCTCATCTCTCTCGTTGAGGTTAATGTTATCTAAGAATTCTGATATCTTCTGTAACACTAGCCTAGTGCTTTGCAGTAGTTTTGTACTTGTTGTTTCTGATAGCTTTTCGTAGAACCTCATTGCTTCTAGCAATTCTTCTGACTGGCCATTAAAATCTTCTGGAAGTTGCAACGCTTCTTTTATTGCTTGCATTCTCTCATCCACATTAAGTATGTGCATAAAATCACTTCTCTCGTCTGCCATGTAGTATACGTAAGACATTACAAGGTTTGCTTGTATCTTGTCATCACTCTTGTCCTCTTCCCATATCTTTTTAAATGGTGCTAGCATTAATGCTTGAGGGCTATAAGTTACTACATTGTTTTCTATTTCAAATATATTCATTCTTCTCCTTTTTTTGCAATATATAAAAAAATAGCTCCACAAACAAGCAGAGCTATATCATAAGTGTATGACACTTTTTACTTAGAGTCTAAAATGTATTTTACATCTCTCTGCGTAACGTGCAGATACTCAGTACCTTCTATAATTTCTACTGGAAGCACATACTCGTAATCTTTGTTTACTTTTTGTGCCATAGTGTCACTTAGTCTTTTCTTAAAGTTTTCTAAGTTAATTACCACTTCCATTCCTTCTTCTAACTGTTCAGCATGTGGACCACATCTTAGTACAGTTTGTCTGTCAGAAAAATCCATCTCCATATCTGTATCACTACCCTTCCCAAAAGAAGCAGTAGGTAGATATATTCCGTTTTCAACTAGTTTATTTCTTTTAGCCGTAAGGAAGACATTTGAAAACATGGGTCTTACCTGGGAGGGTAGAGAAGTAACAGACTGAGATTTATCGTAAAGATCTTGTTTTACCTTGGTTTCTTCGTTGATAATCTTTGTTGCGTTTGCAACTAATCCGTCTGCACCTCTAGCTCCCTTGTCTCTCTGGTTAAAAAAATCTACTATACCAAGGTCTCTAGCTTCAGTATTCTTCTGCTCTTGGATTTGTTTTTTAACGTCTGGCATATTATGCTTTTTTTGTTTCACAATTGTTAGCACACTCTACTTTTTCAACTACCTCGTCTATTGACTTTAGTATTGCCGCAGCCTCGTCTAAATTAAACACTCCTTTTAGCATTGCTTTGTTAATTGCTTGAATAATTGTTTCCATATTTATTAAATTTAATTGTTATTACTTATTTTTATTTTTTTTCTTTTGTATTTCGTTATAAAGAAAGTATGATGCGTAAAGCTTACCTATTGCTGGGATGTTAAAGTTTTTCTTTTTATTATCAAACTCTTCCCTTGTAAGCCCATCTTCAAAGACTATTTCTTTAGACTTTTCCTGTATAAACTTAGTTGGTGAAGTTATTATGTCTTTTACCTCATCAACAGTAAGTCCGTGCTTTTCAGCAATCTCCTTTATCTTTATTTCGTGTGCTCTGCTAAACTTCATGGCTTTTTTACTTCAAAATTAAATACTAGCTTAAAACCACCCTCAGTCATATTGGGTATAAGATTATGATGGATCTTATTGTCTTTTGTTAGTACACCCTTTTTTCTTAGCGATGTCAACAAGTTATTAAAAACTTTTTGACTCATGTCATTTAGCTCTGACCTTATCTTTGCTCTTGTTTCTGTAGAGAACAGTATCATGTCAACCATCTCTACGTTAGGAATCTCCCTAGAGAGTTCGTATCTGTAGTACAGCATAAGACTTAGTGCCTCTACTTCTTTGTTACGAAGCTTGTGATAAGGTTTAAGAAACTCCAGCCAAAATCTAAATATCGATTTCTTGTCTGTGTGTATTCTTTTTATGTTCATGTTCTGACCTATCGGCATAATGCTCTATCTTTACTAACAGTTTGTAATAATTGTTTTTTGAGTTTCCAGTTATTGTAGTTTCTATGTGAAATATTGATTTTGACAATACCTCGTTAATTTGATCTACTTCTGTATGGAGCTCTCCAGCTTTGTCTTCAAAGTATTTTAAGTCTGAGCCTTCTTCCTCAAAAATATCAACACTTTTGTCGTTGTTGTTTTTAAATCTTAAAAGCAGACTCATACTACTTCTTCTTTGTTAAGAAATCCTCTCCGTATCTTTCTTTGTACATTTCTTGCCACTCAGAGATATGTACTTCAGCCATCTCTGTGTTACCGCAAGGTACGCAGTAATCTACCGACCTTTCTTCTCCTGCCTCTGTAGATTCAAACTCTACCGACTTGATGTTAATACTTAAACAAGTCTTACAGTAGCATACTGGCTCGTTATTATAATCCTGCTTCTTTACTATTTCACTTAATTTGCTCATATCTTTAATTATTTCTGTGTCGAATACTGGAAAAGGAGCCATGTTGTTGTAGTACTCTCTTCTCTTTATTTCTTCTTTTAATTTATTAGAATTCATATTAATTTAATTTACACTAATGCACATGATACAGTTAACAACGTACCTGATGCACTCACAGCACTTTCTAGTGCAGTTCTAGTAACCTTTGCTGGATCTATAATACCAGTTTCAATCATTCGAACTATACTGTCGTTTTTTGCATTGTATCCAAATCCTTTTCCGCTAAATTTTACTTCATTTAACTTTACATCTGGACTTACTCCTGCGTTTTTACATATAGCTTCGAATGGTGCGGTTACTGCGTTCATCACGATTTGCATTCCTCTATCTACATCAGTTAGGTTTTGCTCAGCTAAAGATACGGAATCTTTTGCATTTATCAAAGCAATTCCACCACCAATTACTACACCTTCTTCAAGTGCTGCACTTACGGCTTCTTTTGCATCGTCCATACGATCTTTCAATTCCTTCATCTCTACTTCGGATCTTGCTCCTACTTCGATTACGACTACTCCGCCACCTAGCTTTGCTTTACGCAAGTCTAATTGCTTCGCTACATAATCCGTTATTCCTTTCTTGTTTCTTGCTTCTTCTATTACGGCTAGTCTTTGCTCGATCTTTTCTTCGTTCATTGCCCCTCCCATAATGATTGTCGACATCTGTTCTACCTTTACAGCATTCGCACTTCCAAATAATTGATCTACATATTCTTCCGTTACTTCTTCTACTCTATCACTTGGCACTAATTCAGCACCCACAATAGCAGCAATATCTAATGCCATCTCTTTTCTTATGTCACCAAATCCAGGTGTCTTTATTGCACATATATTATGCCCACCTCTCATTTTATTCATTAACAGTGTTGACAATGCATTTCCACTAATATCCTCCGCCATTACTAATAAAGGCTTACCTCTTTTTATTACAGGTTGCAGTATTGCCATTGCTTGCTCAGTTGTTGTTAACTTACCATCAACTACAAATATCATTGCACCCTGCATAGACGCTTCTACCTTATCCGGAGAGGTAGAGAAATAAGTAGACATCATACCACGATCAAATTGCAGTCCGTCTACTTTATGTACAGTAGTTTCAAAACCACTACCTGCTTCTACACTTACAGCTCCGCTGTTTCCTACTTGAACAAATGCATCAGCTACAATACCACCTACAACTTCATCATTGTTTGCAGATATTGTTGCTACATGCTTTACCATGTCTGAATCATGTGTCATCTCTATGCGTGACTCCATTAGCTTTTCTACTAACATGCTACAAGCTTTGTCCATTCCTTTCTTTAACTCAGTAGGATCATATCCTGCAGCTACAAGCTTAAGTCCTTCATTAAGTATTGCTTGTGTTAATACTGTAGCTGTAGTTGTTCCGTCTCCTGCTAGATCGTTAGATCTTTCTGCTACTCTTTTTACAAGGTTAGCACCCATCTCTTCTAATCTGTCTTCTTCTGACAGGTTAATCTCCTGTGCAACAGTAACACCATCTTTAGTAACATGAGCATCCTCATTCTCTCTAAAGATAATTACATTACGACCTTTAGGGCCTAAGGTAACTTTAACTGCATCTGCAAGCTTGTTAACTCCTGCCTGGAGTCCTTCTGTCGCTTGTCTGTTAAATTTAATCTTTGTCATTGTAATTATAAGTTATGTCAAGATCTCCTGACGTTGTACTTGTGTTTGTTTCTTCTTTACCGCAGCATTCTTTGTATTTCTTTATACAGCTGCATAATCTTGGTTTATCTTTCATAAAGTGCCATTCTGGTTTTATCATGTTTCTCCTACGTCTACTGGTGCATCTAATACTGACACCATATATACATTCTCTTCATCTGTCTCTGAGTATACCATCTCGTTTATTATGAATGACATTACTCCTGCTTCTTCTTGCTTCCATACGTTCTTCTCTAGGAATTCTACTACGTCTGGCTTAAGCTTAATTAATGTAATCATACTACTTGATTGTTTTCCAGTATCCTTCAGGACAGTTAGTTTTGTTTGTTCTTGTCTTAGCTCCTAGCGGACATCCACACTTAATGCATTTGTCTGCAGCAGATCTAAATGGACATGCATTACAAACCTTTCTTCTAGCAGCAAATACTTTTTCGTCTTGCTCGTTAGATATACCAAGCTTGTGCTTAAGTAAGTTTTTATTGCCGTCTACTATCGCAGCTAATTGCTTAAGTTTGTTTATCATAGTTTGTTCTTAATGAATCTTCCTTTACTGTCTCTTCTTCTTGGCTTAGTATACTTCTCTCCTTTGATCCATGCTACTAATCTTTTAAATAATTCAGTCATATCGTATAATCTATTGGTTCTATTTCTATTCTCATTCCTTTTATGCAGTATAATGGCTTTCCAGACATTATTACTCTTCCTATCTTTTTATGATTCTTTACTACCAGGCAAACTTCTTCGTGCCATTCCTTTTCTGTCATTAGCACTATGTGGTTTTCTTTTCTTGACATTGCATCGTCAAGTATTGTTGGTAGCTTCTCAGTTATGTTTTTACTGTTGTTCAGTTTTACTACTATCATTTTTGTCTAGTTGTCTTTTTAATTCGTTTTCTATTGCGTTGCTTACGCCATTTACTGCTTCTGTTACTTGGTCCATTTCAAGCCTCTTTGTTTTTACGGCATAAGAAACTCTCTCCAATACCATCTGTCTTTCTTGACTAGATAGTGAAGATCCTTTGTGAGCAATAAGTGCGTAGTGTTTTAGTAACAGATCATCTGTAAGACTTAAGATCCTTTTCTTTTGAGGGCTTACTGTACCCTTTACAAGCATCTGCTCCTTGAGCATTTGTACTTGTTCTTCTGTGAGTTGTTGTTTGTCGTTCATATTGTGTGTTTTATCTATATCAAAGATACAGTAAATTATTTTAATTAACAAACTTATATATACTAAAGTTATTAACAAAAAAAATACCATATCTCTGGCGAGATACAGTATCTTTAAAAAACACACACAATGTTTACTATATAACTAAACAACTTTAACTTTAATCTTGTTAATGATAAAATGTAATTTTCCCTACATCAGGTGTTACCCTGATCAGAGAAAAGAATTACTTCTTATCCTATTTTAACCTTCGTATCTTATAGAGTCCGTTCTCTTGACCTACATGGGTAGCTTTACCTGCTTTATTTATCCCACCACTCTACTTAATACTTGAAGGTCTGTTTCGTAATTACCGGGGACAACCTCTGCTTTATTTAAGCCTACTAACCCGATGTCTAAGTTCCACCGTTAGGGAAGGAACTGTAATCCAAATGATAAATGGATATTACTTCTGCAAATATACAAACTTTAGTTTGATATTCCTAATTTTTGTATCATTAAATATTGATACACTAGTTTTATTACTCTTCAAAGCTTTTTTGAACTAAGAAGGTCATTGTTGTAGTTAAAAATCCTAAATGAAATTGAAACATGTGTTGTGTGTAATACTTGCTCTCATCCTCAAGATCTTCTAAATCTATCTTGTTGTAATTTAAACCAAAGGCTATGCCAATTATAAAATCAAATTGAACTACGCCACTTTGTCTGTTATATACTACAGGAAACGTTATTAATCCTGCCAACATTACTATGCTTATAAAATCTGTCATTACTTTATGTGTTTATTTATTAATTCTTTAAACTGGTCGAAGGATTGAACAAAATCAGAAAATAATACTTCCTCTCCTTTTCTTATTTCGAATAATCCTTTCATGATCATACATACTGATAATGTTCTTCCCCAACCAATACTTTTTGTGTACTCATCTGTCTCTTCGTTATACTTAAGTCCAGACTCTACTAAGTGATCTTTCCACATTAGTTAAATCTAAAGTATGTGTACGTTATAATAATCCCTATAGCTACTCCAAGAATAAATGCTTTTAGAATTGCTTTACCTATTTTTAAATTTAGTTCGTCAGTTAAGTTGTCTTTCATAGTTGTGTATTTTTAATTGTTGTGGGCACAATATACTAAAAATATTTGACATACACAAGTTTTAAGAGAAAATAAATAAAAAAAGTGAAAGATAATATTGACAGGGTTCGTGGAAAGAACATATTCTTGTATATAACAGTACCACCGAGTAGGTAGGCAACAGTACAGAAAAGCTTTAGTAGAAATGATCGCATACTTAAATATAGTGTATAAGGGGACTTCTATTGACTTTAGTATTATAGCTAAATTTAATTTTTTTTTTTTTTTTTTGAAAAAAAAATGGTCG